AACTAATATAAATTGGGAAGATGTGGCAATAGTTGCACCGACTATTAATGTTTTTTCTGTAACCGCTAATTTGTCTAATTCAGAATTACAAGTAAATGTATAAATTTGATGTTTCACCCGTTTATTATGCTAATTATGAAGCTACCGAGCAAGTAGTTATAAATCAAGGAGGTACGGATTCGGGCAAAACATATGCAATTATGCAATTATTGTTTACGATTGCAACGACTAACAAAGCCCCAACGGAAGACCCTATTATTACTGTAGTGGGTGAAAGTGTACCCAATTTGAAAAAGGGTGCTTATAGGGTAGCAAAGAATATTTACAATTCTAATGAAGGTTTAAAAAAGTACATAAAGAATTGGAATGAAACGGATAGAATGATTTACTTTAAAAGTGGGTGGATTATTGAGTTTACGAGTTATGAGAACGAGCAAAGTGCAAAGCAAGGTAAAAGGCAATATTCTTTTTTCAATGAAGCAAATGGGATAAGTTGGAATGTATTTTGGCAAGTATCAAAAAGAACGAGGATAAGGACATTTGTAGATTATAACCCTTCGGCAAAGTTTTGGGCGCATGAAAAGTTAATTGGAACGGATAAAGAAACAAACGATATAGGTTCGGATGTTAAGTTAATTATTTCAGACCATAGGCACAACCCTTTTTTATCGGAGGATGAGCATAGGAGAACGGAGAATATAAAGGATAAGGATTTATGGAGAGTATATGCAAGGGGATTAACGGGCAATCTTGAAGGTATTATTTATAATGATTGGCAAGTTATTGATTATAAGGATTTCCCACATGAAAACGATTTTATAGGAGGTTTAGATTTTGGATATACAAACGACCCTACCGCAGGGGTTAAGATTGTGAGAATAGGCGAAAGTATTTTTGTACATGAAATATGTTATACCCCAGGGATTGCACCCATTCAAATGAAGCAAATCTTTGAAGCTAATGGGTTTAAGAGTACAACCCCTATTTATTGTGACCATGACCCCGACCAGATAGCACAATTGAGAAGGTTAGGCATGAAATTTTGCTTACCTGCAAGAAAAGGGCAAGGTTCAATAAATGCAGGAATAATAAAAGTAAAAGAATTTAAAGTGTTTTATACATCTAATTCATTAAATTTGCATGAGGAAAGGCAAAAGTATATGTGGGCAAAGGATAATAAAACGGGTGAAAGTACAAATGCGCCTATAGATAGTTTTAATCACTTGATGGATTCAATTAGATACGGAGTTTATACACATTACTTTAAAAAATAGAATATGAATATATTAATTACTTATTTTACATTATGTTTGTTTATTGCTTATAACATGGCATTAGATGATAAAGAAAGCAATAAAATAATTTCTTTTATTATTTACTTTTTTCTTTGCCCTTTTTTTGTTAGTAGAATAATTTGGAATTATTTAAAAAATAATATTAATAAATAAAAAATGTTTATCTTTGCATAATTACGACTTTAAATAAATTTAGCTAAAATAGTTTCTAATAAGATTGAGGTGATTGATAGTAAATTTACTAACAAATCATATAATAGTATAAGCCATGAGTATTTCCAAGAGTTTGGTAATTCTTTTAATGGCAATAATTATACTTTATCAAGTGCGACAATAGATAAGGCATATCAACTTTTGCCTATTTTACCTACTATTATTAATAGAAAGTCATCAATGTTTAATAATGGTAGAATATCGTTATTAAATACTAAAGGTGAAATAGTTAATGATAATAGATTAACAAAGTTACTTTCACAACCTAATCCTTTACAAACAGGTAGCCAATTTATTTCGCAGTCTTATGCGTTAAGTCAAATTTATGGAGTTGCAGTTTGGTTGATAGTAAAACCTTTTAATAATATTGTAGGCAGAATGTATGTTTTACCTAATCAATTTTTACAAATTAATTATAAGCAAACAAGTTATTTATCAATTGAAAATTTAAGCGACCTTATTGAATCAGTTTATTTTACTTACAATGGTGAAACGACACAATTAAATAAAGAAGATTTATATTTTTGTACAGATACAACTTTGAGTATTGATAGTCCTATATTTCCACAAAGTAGAATTACACCACTAGGTAATCAAATTACTAATTTAGTAGCTAATTATGAAGCTAGGGGAATGTTAATTAATAGTAGAGGTGCATTAGGTATTTTATCAAATGATAGTAAAGATGTAATTGGCACAACTTCAATTGATGCAGAAGATAAGCAACTTTTACAAGATGATTACAAAAAATATGGTTTAAGTAAATCACAATGGCAAATAATAATTACTAATATGTCATTGAAATGGCAACAAATTAGTATGGATGTTGACCAGTTGAAGTTATTTGAGAATGAAAAATCAGATATACAAACTATTTGTGATGCGTTTGGATTTAATTATAATTTGTTATCTAATGCAGATGGCACAACATTTAATAATCAAAATGCC